GGACTAATAATCTTAGCTCGCCCACGATCCAACACGTGCATCTTAGCACCAGGATATCGCTCTCGCCAATCCTCTGGAAAATGAGAAACTCGAATAAAATTTTTATGAATAAATACAAAATGAGCAATATTGTCGCTGGCACGACTAAAGAAATTAGACGGGGGTTGAGTAAACGAATTCATTATAGCGGACTTTTCATATGGGTTTTAAAATCGCTCCTTAGGCCGGAGTCAACCTGCTCAACACTGCAAATGCGACGTTCTACTACACGGGTCACGCATGACAAAACATATAAACGTCGAAAACATGTAAATATATAAAATAATAAAATATCAAAGTTAAATAAAGAAAAATGTACTAAATTCAATAAAATCTCACCAGTGATACTAGCACAGTCTATCACGGGAAAACTATAACTCAACGAAATTCAAAAACGATTGTGGGTCGTACAACCACTTGGAAGCACTAGATAAAAACCCAGTTAATGCCGAAGCAAGATCGAAAAAGACCGGAATCAATGAAATCACAATAATACACTTAAAAATACTAACAATGAGTTTCTGTGATATATAAAATAAAAACTAACTAAATACACTGTTTTTGGGATCAACTTCTCGCAGACTTACTCCCACTAACACACCCTGCCAGGGGTATAAACGTAGGGCAGCCGTAAATAAAGAAGAAAAATCATTTTAAAAATTACTTTGCGCACAGAAAAAGCGCAAAAGAAGAAGAAATAAAATAAAATAAAATAAAAGAAATAAATAAATAAATAAAATAAAAACGAGCAATAAAGACTCTAAATAAAAGCAAAAATGAACAAAATAAACTACAACAAAAGATCACTGTTTTAAGAAAAATGTAACAAAAATTCACTCTATAACTCATATAAACAGAGTTTATATATGGCACTGCGTGTCATAAGATAGTAAAGGTTGGGTTTGTTCCCCAATCTTCACTACGGACTGGTATATTTATATCAATCCTAGGTCTCGAATTAAGAGATATATTTAAATATGTAAGCTTTTACCTCACCAAAAACACATTG